AAGGATTACCACAAGATGCATTTAATGGATAGGCACCACCTGATGATTGAATTAAAACGGTACATCCTTGTTTAATTGATGATACGTTTCCATAACCTTCTCCAGATCCATCTGGCGGACTAGCACATGGTGCAGGATAAGCTGTACCACAAGAATTTCCACCTCCGGCTCCGACTGTAATTGTATAACTTGAAGATGAACAAACTGTTAATGCACATCCTTGTAATGGTGAAGGTCCATAACCTGAAGCTCTATAACCTCCAGCTCCGCCACCAGCAAAACTACCTCCAGCTCCGCCACCAGCTACTACCAAATAATTTAATGTTACTGATTGTATAACCGTACCATCTGGCCAGTTACCACCTTCTTTTGCATCGAATTGTTGAGACAAAGGCCAGTTACCTCTGTTGTTATTTAATTCTTTTGTAAGGACTATTCCAGATCCTCCGTTTCCTCCTCGGCCTCCATAAGAAGGACCAAAACCTATTCCACCTCCACCGCCTCCGGTGTTGTCTGTTCCATTGTTTCCGACCGTTGAAGGGCTAGGTACGGTTGTAGGGCCTCCTGCTCCTCCACCGCCAGGGCCTGCAGCTCCTGCAGTTCCTCCAGTTCTTGAACCACCGCCACCACCTCCAGCGAATACTGAACATGTTGGTCCTATGTTTCCAAAAGTTGGACTTACGTCTAAACCTGCTCCACCTGCTCCACCTTGTGTAACTCCAGGTGCATTTTCTCCAGCAGCAGATTTTCCTCCGCCACCTCCACCTGCGTGAGCAGCAGGACTTGGTTGTCCCGTTCCTGTTCCACCATCATTACCTTGACCAGCAGTTCCTGATCCTACAGCTGGTCCAGCTGCACCTGATGTATTTCCTCCCATACCTCCACCTGAACCTCCAGGTGCTCCTGATCCAGAAGGGTCAATGGATCCACTAGCGTTATTACCGCCAGCTCCACCGCCAGTTACGCACACAGCGATTGCTGTGCCTGGTGCGAAAGCTGAGTCACCTCCGTTTCCACCTCTAGTGCAAACATCAGGATAACTTGTTGATGTACCACCGCCACCAACTACAATTGCGTATGGAGTGCTACCACATACTTGAACATTTTCTCTAACAATCATACCTCCAGCTCCTCCGCCGGCACCAGATTGTGATCCAGATCCTCCACCTCCAACGACAGCTGTGTGAAGTAATTTAGTTCCAGCACCAGTTGTTAATGGTGCAGTTGATGTTGTTTGTGTAATTTTATTTTTTCCAAAAGAGGCACAATTGTTTACACCAATCATTCCTCCCTTACGATTATTTAATCTATTATTCTTTTTTATTGCTACCATGGGTTACCCTCCCGTAGCATTCCAAGAAGAAGTCTCAGGATCCCAAACGTGTTGAGAATTTTCTTCTCCAAAGCCTATCCATTGTTGATTTGCTTCACTCCATTCTACTCTGTAAGTAGCTGGATTTCCATCTGAATGAGTATATTGAGATTGGTCCATTGTAGGCACAGGAATAGGTGCCTCCCATCTCCAATC